TATGCTTATATTAAACAATTTCCAGAAAGAATTAAATGGTTAGATACAAAGTATAACACTATTCAAGGTAGATATCTAGCCATGTCTAAAGAAGATATTAGAGAAGCCTATATGATTCATAATACTGGGTCTAATAAACAAAATTCAATAAATAGATTACCACTAGATATGCAAGAGGAATTTAATAAATTATAATGGATGAAATAAAAAATTATTTTGATGGAACTCAATGGATGCAAACAGAATTAGATGAAGACGTAGTTAAGGCAGTTAAAGAAGCATATTCTATTATAGATGTAGGTTGCGGTTTTAATCAGTATAAAAAATTTAATTCAGATAAATTTATAGGTATAGACATAGCTAATCCTTATGCGGATTGGACCGGAGATATCCTTGATTACGAAACTTACCAAAGATATAAACTTGCAATTTGTTATGGTAGTCTGAACTTCTACACTTACGAATGGGTACGCGAACGCTTTGAAAAAGTTCTTGCTTTAACATTAACAAGTGGTATAATAATGATGAAAGTTAATCCAGACGTGGATTCTACATATCCGCTTCCTTTTTTCAATAAATGGACTTGGCCTTTAGTAGATCACTTTGCACAAGTGTATCATCTAAAAGTTGATAACCGTAAAGAATGGAAAAGTCCAGATGATGGAAGCAAAAGACTAAAATGGACATTTATTAAATGATAGAACTAGCAGGTGTAGCATTATATGCTGTAATATTATGGTTAGCCGCCGCGTACTTTGCAAGAGGCTATAGTGATACTAAAGAAGGTTTCCTTGCAGCTAATCGAAACATTGGATTATTTGCAGGAGCTTTAAGTATAGGTGCAACATGGTTATGGGCACCTGGTTTATTTGTTAGCGCAACAAAAGCATATACACAAGGCATACCAGGACTTTTCTGGTTTTGTTTTGGAAATATTTTAACTCTCGGAATATTCGGGTATTTTGCTGCTAAATTGAGAGAAATGACTCCCCAAGGCTTCACTTTAAGTGAATACATTGGAAATACAGTAAGTCGAAGAGTACAAAAACTATATTGGATTGAATTAGGTTTTTTAACTATTAGTGCAATTGGTATTCAACTACTAGCTGGTGGAATACTACTAAATGCGATAACAGGTATTGACCCCTGGATTATATCAGCTACAATGGCAGCTATTGCTATTAGTTATAGTTTATTTAGTGGTCTAAAAGGATCAATCGTTACTGATTGGATTCAAATGATTATAATTATAGGTGGATGTTTAATTCTAGTTCCTTGGGCTGTTTCAGCCGGTGGTGGGATTGACACTATAGTTAAAGGTGCTACAGGAAGTTTATTTGATTGGGATGTATTTGTTGCATTTGGTGTAGCCGCTACTATTGGATTTATAGCGGGACCATTTGGTGATCAAATGTTTTATCAACGAGCATATGCACTCAAGAAAAATGTTATCTGGCCAGCGTTTATTGGTGGAGCATTACTTTTTGCAATCGTACCATTATCTATGGGAACACTAGGATTTATGGCTACAGGACTAGGACTTGATGTTAACCCACAACTAGCAGGCTTTGAAGTTATAAAAGAAGTACTTCCAGTATGGGCTATTTATATCTTCTTATTCGCAATTATGAGTGGACTTCTATCAACCTGTGACAGTGCTATGTGTGCTGTTAGCTCTCTAGCAACTACCGATTGGTTTCCTAAAAATGATCCAATTAAGGTTTCAAGAATAGGTATGGTAGCATTAGCTACTATAGGATTAATTTTAGCTAATCTTCCTGGACTTCAAGTAGTGCATCTATTCTTATTTCACACAGTATTTAGGTCAACTACACTTCTACCTACTGTACAAGCTATTCTATATAAGGACGTAAATGAAGCTTATATGTTCTGGGGGTTAGTTGCTTCCTTTATTATTGGTTTTCCATTATTCTTATATGGATTTATGTTTGGAGGTGGGGGTACCATGATTGCACTCGGCGCTATTCTAACTGTCGGGGCTTCTGGAGGTATTACCTATCTTGGTCGAAAAGTCTAATTTACTAATAATAACAGGTCCACAAGGATCGGGTAATCATCTTTTTTCAAAATTATTTAACCTACATCCCGATGTTTATGGGTGGGATATGGAAAAATACTGGGTCGGTCATCATACAGAGCCATTTAGTAAGTATTGGACCGACCCATCTAAATTAGAATATTTTAATTGGGGACAGTCTAACTATTATGTAACTAGTATTAGCTGTCCCTATTTTAAATTTAAAAATCCTCAAGTTCCAAAATATAAAGAATTTATAGAGAAAGCTAAAAAATACTCAAATGTAAAAATAGCGTTACTTGGTAGAGATTCAAGCATATTAACTTATCAACAAATGCGAGTTAGAAAAGAACATACTACTCCTATAGCATTTAAAGAGTTTGAATATATACATACTTTAAATCCTTATTATTTATCATTTGAATTATTATTTTTATATAAACAAAACTATCTTAAAAAAGTAAGTAATGATTTAGAATTTCCTATTGAAATAGTAGGTAAAAAATTTGAAGAAATATTACGAAAAAATTCAAATCATAAATATATAAATTATCTATCATATACTGAGTTAGATAAAGATATGTATATATCAAGTCATGTCGAATCTTAAAATTTATAATTTATTTTTAGAAAATTGTATTTTTATGTCTTATGCTCCTGGAGCAATGGGACATGCTTTTACAAGAACTCTTTATGCACATGATAAAATTTTTTATTGGAATAATACACTAAATCCTTGGAATCAATGGGATAGTGAATGTAAAGCTCCTTTAGACTGGCCTGATCAAACAGAATTAAATGAAATTCATAAAAATTATAATAAAGAAGGAACAGTAAATTTAAAAAGCACTATACCATTTTCTATGGGTTCTTTTTTCGGTAATAGTAATATTGGTTATTCTGATATTAAATATATAAAAGAAAATTTTTTAAAAAATAGTATAAAACCCTTAGTTGCTGATTTTCTAAAAAGTGGTAAAAAACTTATTTTGCCGACTCACGGAACAGTAAATGAACTTTTAATAAGCTATCCAAATAATAAAATTATAAATTTATATGCAGATTACGAAATAATGAAAAAAGAAGATAGATTAGGAAGAAGATTAATTACAGATAGAAAATCATATTGGGACGAAATATCTCATAGTAACGTTATTAATATTTCAAAAGATAAATATTTTTCAAAAGATTTTGATAAATTTAAAAATGAATATAAAAAATTAAATATACAACAATCTAAAATAAATAGCATAAGAGCTTTTATATTAAGATATTTAGAAAGATTAGAACAGTACTCTGAAATAGATAAACAAATAGCTATTGAAGCAGGAATATGGGATCGTAAAAACTTTTTTATAAGAAAAAAATAATGGATGGATTTTCTAAATTTCTTCAACAATCTATATTATTATCATACCCAAATGGAGGAAAAGGTCATGCTTTTTTAAGAATCTTATATGCACATGAAGAATTTTTTTATTGGAATGTTCTTTTTAATCCGTGGTATATATATGATTCTGATTGTAAAAAGCCATTAGATTGGATAGAAACACAAGAACATACGGACATAACATATAATAAAAAAGTGTATACCCCTGTACATTTAGATCATAGACCTCTTTATGAAACTGGATCTATAAGGGCATGGACAAGAGAAGCATTAAAATCGTATATCTATAAAGGTGCTGATAAACGAGTTATAACAGACTTCATGAGAAGCGGTAAAAAAATAATTTTAGCTAATCATGCTACAACAAATCATTTACTTGAAAATTTTCCTATTAATACTATTATAAATTTATACTCAAATAAAGAAGAATCTATTAAAAATGATAGAGGATGGCCTCCTACACCGTTTGCATTATCTCAAAAATATTATTGGGAACCTCATGATCATCCAAATATCTTAAATATATCTAAAGAGAAAATTTTTTCAAAAAATTTTGATGAATTTGAAAAAGAGTACAAAAAAATTATATCATATTTTAATTTAAAAAAAACTTATACAAATAAAGTTAGAACTTTTATTCTTCGACATACAGAAAGATGTGAATATTATAGAGATATAGAAGTAGATATAACTAATACATTTAGGAAATTAGCACATGAAAAAGGCTAAAGTAAAAACAATACACATATCAGATAAAATATATATCAAAAAAGATAATGTAGAAAATCATGATGATTTAATAAGTCTTTTTACCTATGATAATGTAGATGAAATTTTATCTACTATTGGAGAAGATGAAAATTACTTTATTGTTCCTAGCAATGGATATCATAAACTAGAATGGGAAAAAGTTGTAGATAAAAGAAAATATGAAGAAGCTAAAACAGAAATGACATTTTCGGGAGAACTTAGATGGGAACAACAAGAGGTAGTAGATAAATTTTTTAAAAAAGGTCGCGCAAGAAGCGGAATTATACAGGCACCTTGTGGATGGGGTAAAACATATACTGGTTGTAGTATTATAGCTAGAAATAATATAAAAACTCTTGTTATGGTTCATACTAAACTTTTATTTAGACAATGGATAGAAGAATTAGAACATCAAATTCCAAACTTAAAAATAGGTAAAATAGGAGATGGCCTTTTACAAATAGAGGATATAACAGTAGGTATTTATAAAAGCGTATATAATAACTTAGCACAACTTAGAGAATCATTCTCAATGATTATAGTTGACGAAGCGCATCTATGTCCTGCTGATTTATTTTCAACAGCATTAAATAATCTTAATGCTAAAATTAAAATTGGAATAACTGCAACCCCTAAAAGAAAAGATGGTAAGCACGTATATCTATCAGATTATTTCTCACCTTTTTTAGTAGCTGCAAAAGACCCTAGGCAAATTAATGATCCGTCTGTAAAAATAATTAAAACAGATTTTAGATTCCCAGTTATAGACCCAAAGCGAGATTGGTCTCGACAACTGAATAAACTTTGTGCTAATATTAATTATCATGAATTAATAGCAAAAACTGCAATACAAATGATTGCTAATAATCGTTGTCCTCTTATTTTGGGCGAAAGAGTACAAATGTTAAAAGATATTCAAGAATTAATTCCAGACAGTGTATGCTTAATAGGTGAAACAGATGAATCAACTAGAAAAGATGTTCTTTCTAATGTCGGAGGAAAATATAAAGCTGTACTATCGACTAAGCTCTTTGATGAAGGTATTAGTTGTCATCGGTTGGATACATTGTTTCTCACTTGCCCTAATAATAATCCTATTAAGCTTGAACAGCGAATTGGTCGTATCATTCGTGAACATGATGATAAAGAATTACCATTAATAGTTGATTTTTGGTTGGGCGGGCCAATAGTACATAGACAACAAACAAAAAGATTGGAGTGGTATACAAATCGTGGATATTACATATTTTAATTGGCATGAAATCTATCGAATAGGAAGGGGAAACCCTGCTGCAATTGTTATCTTGACTCATGCCCAAACAAAAGATTATAATGAACCTATAGTATGGCAAAGAAGATCAATTTTAGAGTTTCTTAGGATAAATCATATTCCTACGTTTTTGTTTGAACAAGGAACTTTAGATTCAATAAATGGTAAGCTTCTTTGTAATTATAGAACTAAAGAAAAACAGAGTTACATTATTAATCCAAAAGTTTTAAGGTATAATGTAAATGCAAAATTAAAAGTCGATTATATTAGAGCTTTAAGTATGCGAAGAATATCAGAAAAAGTAAATTATATTCCTAAATCATACTTAACCGATTTAGAAATGGATAATCCATTTTTAACATACGATGAAAACTATATATATTTTAGATATGAGTCTCTGGTTTCAGAGAAATAATCCTAAACATAGAACTAACGTTCAACAAGGAGGATAAAATGGTCGCTTGGGATAAAGCAAAAGGAAAACAAAATACTGGTCAACGTAGAGAAATCGAACGTATGACAATGAATATCGGGGATAACAAACTTCGGCTAATTGGAGATGTATTACCTCGTTATTGTTATTGGGTAACAACTACTGAAGGTAGAAAAATGCCCGTAGAATGTCTAGAGTTTAGCAGAGAAACTGAAGGTTTTGACAATAGTGCTGCTAATCCTTTTAAAGAAATTGATGAAGCTGTATACTCAGATAAACCTCAATTTTCTTATGTTTGCAATGTAATTGATCGTTCAGATGGTAAAATCAAATTATTTGATCTACGTTCAACTATATATAGTCAAATTGTAGATTACGCTTCTAATCCTGAATATGGTAATCCTTCAGATCCTGAAACAGGATATGATATTACTGTTAAAAAAGAGAAAACAGGCCCACTACCTCAAAATGTTAAATATACCTGTATTCCAGCACGAGCAAGTGTTGCACTTAGTAAAGAAGAGCTAACACTTGAACTTTTTGATCTTAACCGTATTTATAAGCGTCAAACATATGATGAGCAAAAAGAATGGTTAATGCAAAATACTTCTTATTTCGCTGGTGATGCCGGTGACGAATTTAAAGCAACAGAGGACGTTGACGATTTAGCATGAAAAAGTCACTTAAAGATCTAGTGACTCCTGATATTGAAGAGGAAGGCTCCAATAAAAAATCTTTTGGAGCCTTTACTCAAGTAAAAGGAGATCAAGCACAAATTGACTTAGATAAGTTAAGAAAATATGAAATATTCTTTGCAACTCCGTGCTATGGAGGTATGATAACTGACCAATATTTTCTTTCTATGTTTAAACTTTCACAAGCATTAATGCAGTATGGAATTTCTTTTAGAATTACTACTTTAAGAAATGAGAGTTTAGTTACAAGAGCAAGAAATATTCTTTCTGCAATGTTTATGGAAAGTACTGCATCTCATTTATTTTTTATTGATGCAGATATTGAATTTGATGTGGATTCTATTCTTAGAGCATTAGCTTATGATAAGGATATTATGGCTTCTGCATACCCTAAAAAAGCTCTTCCAATTCAATATGCAATAAATTTTAAATTTCTTGATCCAACTACAAGACAGGTTAGAATGGAAAATGGAGCGGTTGAAGTACTTGATGCTTCTACTGGTTTTTTCTGCGTAAAACGTCGTGTATTTGATAAAATGAGAGAATCATATCCTGAATTACATTATAGAAATGATTCTAATATAGACGAGAAATTTCATAAATATTGTTATTCATTTTTTGATACAATTCAAGATCCAGATGATAATCGTTATCTTTCAGAAGATTATACATTCTGTCGTAGATGGCAAAAAATTGGTGGGGAAATTTGGCTTGATCCAAATACTAGACTTAATCATATTGGTACATATACATTTGAAGGAGATGTAAGCTTAATTATGGGTCAGAATCCTTGATTGATGAAGATTATCAAGCTTGGGAAATATATCATCAATATAGATGGACTTTCAATAAACTTGAACTAGCTCTTAAGCTTGGTTATCAAGCTGGTCCTGCTTGTGTACCCCTTCCACCAGTACCTTATTACTTCAAAGCTGTTGTAAGACCAATATACAATTTATATGGTATGGGTATAGGTGCAAAAGTACATAAATTTATACCTGAAGTTGATAATGATTTTATTGTTAATCATGGATGTATTCCTCCAGGGTATTTTTGGTGTGAATATTTTGAGGGAACTCATTATTCTATAGATTATAAAACTACTAAAGCACCTGCGGGTTCTGTATTTAGATGGGAACCTTTTCATGCAATGGTAGGTAAAAATACAGAAAAAGATCTTACTAGATTTAAAAGCTGGACATCAGTAGAACCTCCTAAAATAATGCTTCCAAATTTTATTAATAAAATAATGAATGTTGATTATTTAAATATAGAATGTATTGATGATAAAATAATAGAAATACATCTTAGAACAGGTAATGATATATTATACAATATGCCTTTAGGTACAACTGCTATTCCTATATGGAGTGATGAAAAAAATACAGTTAAAGAGTTAAAAGAACAAGGGTATCAATTTAAGGCAAACCTACATCCTGATTCTTTTAATTATGGTGCTGACGGTCATTTAAAGTATGTAAGAGAAGGATATATGATAAAATGAAAATTTTAAATTCAGCTGATTGGCATATACTTCTTCACAAAAAGAAAGTTCCTTATAAATGGCAAGTTAATAGATTTAAAACTATGTTTAGAAAACTTCTTGCGTTAGAACAACAATGTGATGTACATATAATTAGTGGAGATGTATTTGATAAAAAACCAGAGGCTGATGAGGTATGTCTTTTTCTTAGTTATATAAACTCAGTATCTATACCAACATATATCATACCAGGTAATCATGAAGCAACTAAAAAAGGAGATAGTTTCTTAGCGTATTTTGGACAGGAAAACGCAATAAAAAATAAAAATGTCCAAATTATCACTAAGAATGAACGAATTCAAATCAATAGTGCAGTATTTCAGTTTTTTCCATATGGAGAAATGCAATTAGATAATCTACCAAAACATTTTGAAGATGATATTTTAGTAACACATATTAGAGGAGAAGTACCTCCACATATTACCGCAGAATATGATTTTGAAAAACTTCGTCCTTGGAAACTTATTCTTCTTGGCGATCTTCACTTTGCACATAAATATCAAGATTATCCAGCATATTATCCAGGTAGCCCTTTAAATGTTACCTTTGATCGAGACGATAAACGTAAATATGGTGTTAATATAATAACAAAATTTTATGAAGATTTTACTTATAAAGTAGATTTTATTGATTTAGAACTACCAAAACTACTAAGAAAAACAATTGGAGTAGCAGATAAAATGATTGAGGATGATTTTAATCATATTGTATATGAAGTAACTGGTTCTATTGATGAACTTTCTAAAATTAAAAATACGGAACTTTTAGATAAAAAAATAGCTACACAACCAGTTGAAGATTCAAAACTCGATCTTAAAAATAAATCGCTAATTGAAGAACTAGAATTATATTTAAATTTTATTAAAATTAAAAATACAAATGAAATTTTAAGTGAATATAAAGATTTGGGTATAAATGTATGATATTACAATAAATAGAACTTATTGGAAATATATTCAGACAAATACATTTATGAGACCTCTTAAAAATTATTATTGTCATGAGAAAATTCCCAGTTTAGGTTCTTATATTTGTGTGCCTCCCTATAAAAATCATGGAAAATCAATTAGAGATGATTATTTTATTTTAGTACAAAAATTTGCCGAGAAGTATAAAGATTATAACTTTGTATTGGGAATGAGTGGAGGAATAGATAGTGAAGTATGTGCTGAAACTTTCTATCAATTAAATATCCCATTTAGAGTTTTAAGTATGCGACTTTTTAATGGACAGAATGATTTTGATTTAATATATGCCGCTAAATATTGTAAAGATAGAAAAATAAAACAAAAAATTATTCCTTTATCTTACGATAAACTTTTAAGAAATGTTATACCAAAAGCAGTAAAATATGGACAATTTACTCATTCTGTTAGTCAAACTGCGTTAACATATCTATTTGAATTTATTGGTGAAAAAGAAATACTTATAAATAGTGGGCATAATCCAGATTATTATACAGGAGTAGGACTAGGTTGGTGGGAAGATAGTCCTAATTATGTAAAATATGCAATTAATACAAATAATAAATTTATGACTTTTACTAGTGTAGAACCTATCTTTTGTCACTATGCTAAAAATCACGATTCTTCGCAACCAGGAGAGAAAGATAATAGTTTTTTATATGAATCTTATGATAATTTAGCATATAGAATTAAATATACTGGTTGGGAAAAAAGCTTAAAAGAAATGAATTTAGCTGAAAATTTATTGCGTAAAGAATGTAGATATGCTTATCAAACATTTTTAACTTGGAGAAGTAGTACACTAAGATATAAAAAAAGATTAGAAGATAAATTAGATAAACATTTTGAAAATAAAAAATTATCAGAAGATTGGTTAGAGTATAAATTATTAACAGGATTAGAATATGTCAAAGATAATTCTTAATACATTAAAATTTTCAAATATGTTTTCGTATCAGAAAAAGGAAAACATAATTGATTTTAATAAAAGTAAAATAACGCAATTAACTGCACCTAATGGTAGTGGTAAATCTTCTATCGCATTAATATTACAAGAAATATTATTTAGTAAAAATGTAAAAAGTATTAAAAAATCAGATATTGTTAATAGATGGTCAAATTCAAAAGAATGGTGGGCTGAATTAGATTTTAAAGTTGATAATAAGAATTATATTGTTAAGGTAGATAGAATAGGAGCTAAAAGTTCTGTTCTTTTTAAACAAGATAATAAAGATTTAAGTGAGCATAAAGTATTAGATACCTATAAAAAAATACAAGAATTACTAGGTCTTGATTTTAATATATTTTCACAACTTACCTATCAAAGTTCTATAGATTTATTGGAATTTCTTAAAGCAACAGATACAAATAGAAAAAAGTTTTTAATAAACTTATTTAACTTAGAAAAATATTTAAAAATAGGTGAAACACTTAAAATAAAAGCTAATTCTATTGATAAACAATATTTACAAACACAAGCAGAACTTAAAACTATTGAGTCATTTTTAAGCACTACTACTATACCAGAAAAAATGGATTATATAGAAGTTCCAGAAACTAATCAAGATATGATTAAAAGTTTAGCTATTATTGAAAAAGAAGTAGAAGAATACGCTCAAACTTGTAAAAAAATTGACAAAAATAATTTAAATATAGAAGAAAGAAACAACTTAAATTTTGATATGTCTATGAAAATTCCAGAGACAGATCCTAATATGTTTTCTGACTTAGAAGAATTAAATCAAGAAGTAACTAAAGCAAAGCTACATAAACAGAATATTGAAAAATCTTTAATGAATATTGATATGTCTGATACTTGTTATGCTTGTGGACAAATAATAGATAACTCTCAATCAAAACAATTACATAAAGATTTAAATAATGATTTATGTAATACAGTAATAAGAATTGAAGGTTTAGTAGAAGAACTAAAATATGCTAAAGAACACGTTAATAGTTATCAGTATGATGTAGAAAAATATAATAAGAATCAAAAAACTATAGAAAAGTTTGAACAACTTACTCGTATGATTGATGAAACATTACCTACTATACACCCTAATTATGATCAATTACAATATGAGTTAGTTACGACAGAAAAACAAGTTAAAGCAAATACTATAAAAATACAAAATGCTACTGAACATAACCAAAAGGTAGGAATACATAATGCAAAAGTAGATGCTCTAACAGAGCAAAAAGAAGATTTTTTAAGTAGACAAACAATAATAAAGAATGATATTATTAAATTATCTACTAAGGTTAATAATATAAATATATTAAAGAAAGCATTTAGTACATCAGGAATAGTTGCGTTTAAATTAGAAAATTTAACTAAAGAATTAGAATTATCTATTAACTATTATCTATCCTTACTTTCTGATGGTCAATTTCAAGTTTCATTTCGTTTAGATAAAGAAAAATTAAATATAATTGTAAGAAATAATGGAATAGATACACCTATTGAAACAGTTTCTGGAGGAGAATTCAGCAGAATTCAAACAGCTATCTTATTAGCAATCAGAAGTTTATTATCAAAATTAGGCGGAAGTAGTATAAATTTATTATTTTTAGATGAGATAACAGGTGTATTAGATGATGAAGGAAAAGAAAAATTAATAGAAGTACTATCAGAAGAAGAAGAATTAAATGTATTTCTTATTTCTCATGATTTTACCCACCCATTAATCGATAAATTATCAATAATAAAAGAAAATAACATAAGTGTGATTCAGTAATAATGAGTTATTCTGAATTACTTTAAATGCGTTTAAGGAGAAATAAATGTTAGCACCCGGAAAATATCCGATTACTTTCGCTTTGCGAAATCACTTTAAAGAAGAACTCAGATCTAAACCAGTAAATTGGGGTTATGGAGGTCTTTCAGAGTTTACTTATTACCGAACATATTCACGAATGAAACCTGACGGTCACATGGAAACGTGGGCAGACTGCGTACTCCGTGTTGTAGAAGGATTCTTTTCTATTTTGAAAACTCATTCTGTAGCATCATATATTACATGGAATGAAAAAAAAGCACATAAATTAGCAGAAGAAGCTGCTGAACGTCTTTTTGCATTTAAATGGATGCCCCCAGGTCGAGGACTTTGGATGATGGGTACTCCTTTTATATGGGAAAAAGGTGGGGCAGCTTTAAATAATTGTGCTTTTGTATCTACACAAGATATTGACGCAGAACTATCAAAATCTTTTGCCTTCTTAATGGATATGAGTATGGTAGGTGTAGGTGTAGGTTTTGATACAAAAGGTGCAGATAAAATTGCATCCATAGAACCAGAGGGTTCTCCTGAACTTATCTATATTGAAGATTCAAGAGAAGGATGGGTAGAAGCCTTATCATGTCTAATTGATTCTTACTTAGAAGAAGGTTCTGCTCCTGTAGAGTTTAATTATAATAGTATTAGACCCTACGGAGAGCCAATTATGGGTTTTGGCGGAGTAGCATCAGGGCCAGAACCATTAAAACACGGACTTGAGGGTATTAGAGATATTCTAACTAAAAGAGCAAAATCTGATAATCCTCTATTAAGCTCTGTAGATATTACCGATATTATGAATATTATTGGTAAAATAGTAGTCGCTGGTAATGTTAGACGTACTGCTGAAATTGCTTTTTCTGAGCCTGATGATATAGCCTTTATGGAAATGAAAAACTGGGAAACAGCAAGTGTAGAAACAGGTGCAACTGCTCCAGAAGAGCTAAAACTTTTAAATAGTCAAGATTATGATTTATATAATAATGATTTTGATTCAAGAAGTGAAATTGCTAAGAAATATAGTGAAAATTCTTGGGCATATAAATTTGGGGGTTGGCGTTGGGCCTCTAACAATTCTATTTTTGCAAGAGTAGGTATGGATTATACTGAAGCTGCTAACTCCATAGCAATTTCTGGAGAACCAGGTTTTGCATGGTTAGATAATATGCAACAATATAGTCGCATGAAAGACCCTGCTGATTGGAAAGATCGTCGTGTAGCAGGAGGCAATCCTTGCTTAGAACAATCTTTAGAAACTTATGAATTATGTTGTTTAGTTGAAACTTTTCCTTCTAAACATGATGATTATTGGGATTATCAACGTACACTTAAATTTGCATATCTTTATGCAAAAGCTGTTACACTTATGGCTACTCATTGGCAAGATACTAATGATGTTATTAAACGTAATCGTAGAATTGGTTGTTCACAATCAGGTATTCAAGAAGCTATTCTTAAATTTGGTCGCCGTAAATATTTAGATGAATATTGTGATCGTGCTTATACTTATATTCAATATATTGATCAAAAATACTCAGAATGGATGGGTGTTCCTTTATCTCGTAAAACAACATCTGTTAAACCATCAGGTACAGTAAGTCTAGTTGCAGGTTCTCTTCCCGGTATACATTATGCAGAAAATGAATCCTACTATCGTACTGTTAGATTATCTGCTATATCTCCAATGATTGATATTTTAAAAGATGCAGGATATCGTATTGAACCAGCAGTTTCTGATCCAGTACGAACTGTAGTTGTTTATTTTCCTGTTGTCCATCCAGAAGGTACAATTTCAAAACATGATGTATCTATCTGGGAACAATTTGCAAATGCAGCAGATATGCAATACTATTGGGCAGATAATCAAGTATCCATTACAATTACATTTAAACCAGCAGAAGCAGACCAAATTGGAAGGGCGTTATCATGTTTTGATTCACGACTTAAAGGTGTTTCATTACTTCCAATATCAGACCATGGCTATGCTCAAGCACCATATATTACTATGGATAGAACAGAGATTGAAACTTATGCTAGTACTTTAAAACCTTTAAATTTTAATTTATTAGGAGAGGAAGGAGAAAATGCAGACGCTAATAAATTTTGTGACTCAGATGGTTGTGAAATCTAATGAGGGAACATTATCATCTAATTTTAATGGGTAACTATGCAGATACTCTTGATGAAGAAAAATTAAAATTTTTAGTAAAAATTTTAGTTAAAGCAATAAATATGAATATATTAGGCGGTCCTTATATACATTATTCTACTGTAGAACAAAATGAAGGATATACTATATTAACAGCTATTGATACTAGCCATATTAGTATTCATACTTGGGATACAGGAGAGTTTCAATTTGACCTTTATAGTTGTAAAAATTTTAATGTACAAACGGTGATAGATATTTTAGAGGAATTTTCTGTATATAATATAAAAATGAGTTTTTTTGAGAGGGATTATGCTACAAGAAGTATTACCACAAGCATACACTGAGTTTCAGCCACTTGAAGAAGTAATGGTTGGTAAAGGATATTCTAAAAATATACTTGATGAATTTCATACAGAATATATGAGTACAACTACAAAAAGATTACTTGGATACTTATTAGATGAAACAGAAGAAGATTATCAAAATCTTATAAAAATATTTGAAACATATGGTGCAAAAGTTTACCGTCCTAATTATAGTAACATAACGCAGTTACGAAATGAGCCTTATCTTATGAATCCTAGAGATGAAATGATAGTATTAGGTAATAATATAATATTTAAATCTCTTCAAAAATCAACCACAAAAGATTTAGCTATTCCTTTAGAAAAATATAAAAAATATTTCAGATATGAAAAACCTTTTCTAGGACTAGCTCCGCCATCAATTGTAAGATTAGGAAAAGATATTATTGTTGATTCTAATGATGGAGCTAATCTTGAAAATTCATATAAATATCTTAAAAAAATACTAGAACCAGATGGTTTTAATGTTATTTACTATCAAACTCATAATTTTAAATTTGAAGCACCAGGTTGTCATGCTGATGGTTGTTTTGCTATTTTAAAACCAGGAGTTCTATTAACACTTAGACCAGAATATATGTATACAGATGGATTATTTCCTAATTGGGATACTTGTAGATTAGAGGGAGAAAGTTGGAAGAAACTGGATGAATGGCATCAATTTAGTAAATCTATTCCTGAAATAGCTAACTATACCTATTGGTTTGATAATGAAAGATATAGAGAAAAAGAATTTTTTAATTATATTGATACTTGGCTATCTAAATGGGTAGGATATGCAAAAGAAACTGTTTTTGATGTAAATGTAATTTCTTTAGATGAACATACTGTATGTGTTTCAAGCTATAATAAACAAGTTTTTGAATACTTTAAAAAACACAAAATTGAACCAATAATAGCTCCTTTTAGACATAGATATTTCTGGGATGGTGGTTTACATTGTATAACAACAGATATCAAAAGGAAAGGTAATGTCGAATCCTATTTATAATTGGCATAAATATGTGTCTACAAAGAAAACAAATAGTAATAATATTATTTGTCCTTTTGCTAAAAATGCTAAATTTATCATTCTTAAAGGAGATATAAATTTTATAGAAGAACAAATTTTTAATTGGAATAACGAATTAGATGTTATAATTATTGAATATACTAAATATATATCTCCTACTCAAGCACAAAAATTAGAAGATAGGTTAAATACACAAAGAGATGATGTTGTAATTTTAATAGATCATTATGAGGATCCTGGATATATAGGTGGTACAAATACTAGTTGTGGGCATAACAAAATTTTATTTTTAATACAAAATAGATATAAATTAAATGAAGCGCGTAAGACTTTAGAAAAAACTAATTATTATGATAATTGGTCTAAAGAATATAAAGAAAAAATATGGAGAAATAAATGATAGATTTATATAGTTATCAATCTTTTGTAGATGGTGTAACATCAGAAGGAAGTAAATCAAATGATGTATATATGAGAACTATAGCTACACTTGCTAATCATGGAATGGATGTTCCTAGATTATCAACAGCAGCTATTGGATTATCTGGTGAAATTGGTGAATTTAATGATATAGTTAAAAAAATATTTTTTCAAGGTAAGGAATATAATACAGAAAACAAAGATAAATTAAAAAGTGAATTAGGTGATATTATGTGGTATTGGTCACAAGCATGTATGGCTCTTAATCTTGATCCATATGATATAATAAAAGAAAATATCCGTAAATTAGAGTCAAGATATCCGGGCGGAAAATTTTCGGTAGAAAGGTCCGAAGAAAGATAAATATTGCCTAAAGGAGTAATATATATTATGATTAAAGCAACAGTTTGGACTAAAGATGATTGTCTATATTGTTCTCTCGCAAAAAAAGAATTACATAGTAGAAAATATAAAATTGATGAAAGAAATATTACTAGTCTTTGGTCAAAAGAAGATTTATTAAAAGTAGTACCTAAAGCAAGGACAGTACCGCAAATCTTTATAAACGACAGATATATTGGGGGCTATAATGAATTAATGCAATACTTTGAGGAAACAACGAGTAACTATGGGCATTAATTATGAATAAAAAATGGTTAATAAAAGTAAAATTAAAGGTTCTGCTTACGAAGCTAAAATTAAAAGATATTTAAACTCTCATCTTAATTTTGAATTTGAACGTATGCCTCTTTCTGGCGCTATAGAATATTTAAAAGGTGATTTATGGACTCCTCATGATACAGCCGCATGGCCCTATTGTATAGAGTGTAAACATTATAAAGATATTCAATGGAATAATCTTTTAACAGCTAAGACTACAGATTTACTTAATTTTTGGAGACAAGCAGAAAGAGAAGCAGAGGTTATGAAAAAGAAACCTCTGCTTATTTTTAGATGGAATCGCTCAAAAGATTTTGTTGGATGGAGTGATGAAATAGAAGTGGATCATTATGTAGAAATTAAATCATTTGGGTGTCACTTTAAAGTAACACAACTTGATGACTGGATTAAAGCACTTAAAAGTCAAACAAATCTTGCATAAATGGCTTCTGTAATATATAATACTTATAATACAGGAGAATAACATGAATACAAAATCTTGGAATGATTTAGCCGAGCTAAACATGGTTATAGATAGCTCGTATAATAATCTACTATTAGTAGATGCAAATAATGTTGCCTATCGCTGGTTACAAAGAGTTAACTATAATAATTTTGCATCTGATTATCAACGTACAATACAAAGTTTATCAAAAAGCTACGAAGCAGGTAAAACAATAGTTTGTTTTGATTTTGGTCGTAGCTACTATCGTATGAATATGTATGATGAATATAAACAAAATCGCAAAAAACCTAAAGAAGAAGATGAAGCAAAAAAGTATGAGGAATTCTTTGGAGTTCTTAATGCACTACCCGAAACACTTAATGAAGAAGTCTTAAAATTTAGAGGTATAGAAGCAGATGATATAATTACGTACCTTGTAAAACATATAGCTAAATCTTTTGACCATACTTGGATTATTTCTTCAGATAGAGATCTATATCAGTTAATTGATGATAATGTAAGTATATTTAATATATTTTCCCGTAAAGAAATCACCAAACAAACACTTAAAGAAAATTTTGATTTATCTCCTGATGAATATCTTTTATCACGAATAATCGAAGGTGATAAAAGTGATAATATAATCGGTGTTGAAGGTATAGGCCCAAAACGTGCTCAAGGGTTGGCTAAAGAACATAAAACATTTGATACATTATTAAAATCTCTTCCAGTAAAAGGACGAGCTAAATATATACAAAATCTTAATGCAAGTCGTGAAGTATTAGAAAGAAATGAAAAATTAATAAATCTTAAAAGATATAATGAAGATGCAATAATTAGCGGTAAGTATGGAGAAGAAAATTTAGATGAACTTAGATCTTCCTATACTGCATAAGATAAAATTTGAAAAGAGTAGTTTAGCACTTAAACTTGAAAAAGAATACGGTAAAGCATGGATTGTAGAGCAATATACTCCTTTTGATCTTTACTATAGCTTACAAGCCTGTATTGAGCAAGATATTGAAATTAAGCCTTTTCAAAGAAAAATTATTAAAACAGGATTCTATTTACAAATAGATGATCCGTATACATATTTAGAAATAATAAGTGATAGTAATTTAGTCTATGAAAAAGGTTTAATAGTTTTAGATGCTCCTACTTATTTTGGACACGGATTTAGAAACGAAATATTTTTAATACTATATAATACAACAGATAAGATTAAACATATTGGACCATATGAACGTATAGCAATGTTCCAAAGTAAAACTTTTAATCAAACCTCTTTTGAATATATTTACCAAGTAGAAGAAGTAAGTTCTACTAAAACAGGTAAAAAATGGATACAAACAGAAAAAGGAAAACAAGTATGACAGGTGAATTTTTATATGAAGGTAAAGCAAAAAAAATATATCAACATGATATAGGAAAAGTAAAATTACAGTTTAAAGATGATGCAACTGCGGGTAATCGCGCTAAAGAAGCACAGTTTGTCGGTAAGGGAGAACTTAACTGTGATATTAGTGCAACAATGTTTAATAAATTACATAAGCATAAGATTGCTACACATTTTATAGAAAAAATAAGTCCTACAGAGCATATCTGTCATCAAGTAAAGATTATCCCATTAGAAGTTATAGTAAGAAATATAGCTGCGGGAACTTTCTGTAAACGATATGGTATGGAAGTAGGTAAAGCTCTTAAAAATACTATTATTGAGTTCTGTATAAAAGATGACGATTTAAATGATCCTCCTATTGCTGAAGATGCAATTACAGCTCTAGATATTACTGATAAACTTACTTTGCACTATCTTCGTAAAGAAGCTACTCATATTAATGAAGTACTAACAAGTATTTTTGCTAAATGTAAGTTAAAACTTGTAGATTTTAAATTAGAATTTGGTTTAACAGAAAACGGTACAATATTACTTGCTGATGAAGTATGTCCTGATACTATGCGACTTTGGAATGATAAAAATGAAAGTTTTGACAAAGATTTATTTAGAAATGATAGTGGTGATTTACTAGCCGGATATCGAGAGGTACAAAGAGTACTAAATGAAAGTTAAACTAAAAGCTCACTCAATACCATCACATGATAGTGTTGGTAATAGTATATTAGATCTTATTTC